AACTCAATACTTTCGGTATCATTAAATCTTGGATTTCTACCCTGACCAAATCTCCATAATCCAATTTTTGCATTTGGTATAAATTCTCGAAGAATGTTTATTCTTCTTATTACACCTTGAACCCACCAAGTTATATCTTCATCACTTTCAGTTCCTACGCTACCAAGATTTAGTGGTCTTTCCCAATCAAGAAGAATCCACCCTGTTGTGTTTTCATTGAGATATGTGCTTCTGGGTACAGTTGGATCTTCACCAAACTTGTCTATCCATCGCTCAAGAGTACCTTCTGATAGGTAAGTAAAACTTGCACCATCCGCAAGATAATTTTGTACACGTTCCCGGAATTCATTGTCCGTCTCATTTTTATATACCTCCTCATTCTCAGTCAATCCCATCCTTTGTTGTGAGATATAGAATATGCTAGCCTTGGATCCATTTAGTACAAGAGACGGCTTATATGGAAAATCTAGGTGTCCACCAGCAACTATTATGGATGGTATGTCCACATCTGGATCAATATCTATGCCAGGATCAGTGGGAATATCTGGACCGGGAATTGTATCCGGATAGTTACCATGGAATTGTGTCCTGTTCATGACTAGACCATTTGGCATATAGTACTTAACACTATCAAGAATGTGTGTGTGGTAACCAACTGTGGTTTCACCGGGTCGAATCATATCAGGGAAAGGACTCGCAGCAACGGCAGCGTCGGAGTTAGAATATAACGGATAATATCCATCTACCGCAAATGGTCCTTCTGATGCTTGATTAATTACAACTTCTTGTGTTTCATCATCAACTAATGTCTTAGTAACACTGATTATATTTCTAGAATCATCATCATCTGTTTCTTCTGGATCACTAAACATTCGCAATTCAGTATTTTCAATAACATTTTGACTTGATATTTTACCATACACATAAGTTTTTGCAATAAAACTGAATGTGGTTGTTATACTTCTAGTTTCAGAAAAATCACCCTCATATATCTCAGAAATGCCCGTACTGGTAAGAACAATGGGTACATTTACGCATCTATTCAAGTTGTTAAAGTTTATCTTTATAATAAACTCTGGACTGAAATATGGTAATATCTGCTCAACTAATTGTAAATTTTCATCTATGTTTCGGGTAAAGGTGTAAAGACCAAAATTGGTTAAGTACGGCACACCCACAAATCCAGTTTCTTGACTACTATTAAATGGGTTACCGTTAGCTTTTGTTAGTTTATTAATTTTTCTAGTTGGATCGTAACTCATACCCAACATTTCAAATCCCATGCGTGGTAGAGTAATTCTTGATCGTGTAACATCAGATATGGTGCTAACTTCCTTTATTCTTCTTATGAACTTTTCTTTCGGTCCATATGTCAAAGGAACTCTGTTCTTTTCTATTAGATCCCCATCATCATTATATTTACCGACATACATGTCATTAAATAATGTACCAAATCCAACTACTAGTTTTCTAAGAGACTCGTTGTTGTAAAACGTAAACATCAGTAATTACCTCCGGAGAATGGATCATCTGCCGAAAAATCAAGTGTCTTATCCGCTTCAAACTCAATGATCTCATTGTCTCCTTGTAAACTCGCATCTTCGGTGTTTATTTGACTAAAGAAGTCTGCGTTTCCTGTGGATCCTAAGAATCTTTCTGCGTTACTTTCAACACCTCTAATTACCTCACGCGCCCCTGTTATAAATACTCCGTTTATATTTCCAAGCACCAGCTCGTTTTCAGATGGTTTCCAATCTATAACCTGAGCCGTGGCAGTCGCTTTATCAATAGTAGCAAACGTTCCGTATGTGCCTCCAACCTGATACACAGTTTCACCATCAAGATAGCTGTTGGTGGTATTTTGCACTTGCGTTGCATTGCTAACCGTGAAAACTTGGGCTCTTTCTTTTCTCTGTCTTTCAAAGCACTCGTCTATATCGCAAATCCCTGTATTAAAGTTCTCATTATTATAGGCAAATAGTTCACTAAAACATAAGAAAGAGTACAAGTTTCCTAGTTGGTACAAGGGATTTTCATGCTCTACAAATGTAATTTCAAAAAGTGAATCTGACAACACAAAATATATCAAATCACCCTCTCTTGGGCGAACTATGTCAGAGTCTCTTTTTGTAACCTCTCGTTCAAAAGTTCTAGTCGCAACCCTAAATGTTGCTTTATCTCTCAGATCGATGCCGAATTTACCTACAATGTCACCATCTCCACCAAATGCCTGTGGGTTCTCCATATACATTTCAATTAGATACGCCTGATTAAACGATGCGGTAGAATCTTCACCATAGATCGGATCATAGTCATTCAGTGTTCTTGGGATGTAATAACAGTTTCTCCCGAGTGCTCTGATGAATTCTGCATTCAGATCCTCTAATAGATTTTGCTCACTGTTAACATCTCTGATGTATGGATTTTGTGCCATATTATCCCGTTATAAAGTGTGGTGGAAGTTCGTATTCGGACTGCATTCTTTGCTCCAGCGCGGCAACCTCGGCTGATCCCTCTTGATATAGTTGTCCACCACGTAGCGTAACACCACCTGGCATCTGAACACCATCAAATTTTGATAGATTTGCTCCCCACTGCCTTTTTATTAGAGCAGTAACATACTCTTTTAAGTAACGATCATTGAAGATTTTTGGGTAGTTTGCTGGATTTAGGGTAGCATATCCCTCTATCACCACATACTGTCCCGGTGAACAGTCTTTAGACAGATCTGTGTCCATGATCAATCTATCGGTTACCTTACTGAAATGTATTATATGTTCTGGATTGAAAAACTGTTCTACCATATTAATATAACGCATAGTGCTATCATATCCGGCTAGTCCCATAGAACTAGCATAACCTAACCCACGATTAATTCCAAAGTAGTCAGTCAGTGCTAATTGGTAACGGATATCAAACATATCTTGATTAGCTAAAGTTCCAAACTTAAATACGCGAACTATTGATAATAAATCTTTACCAGATGGTCCGGGAGCATCACCGAATCCCATGGCTTTCGGTATGTTCCTAGTGTCAATGTATTGCTTATCAATATCTTCTTGTGTGATTTGATATGCAAAAATACATCTTTCAACACCATCAAAGTGTCTTTCTGCAAAATACTCTAACGCATCATCCAGACGCTCCTCTGCCTGTTTATAATCGACGTTTATTTCGATTATAGGAGCACCAAGTCTTCTAAGAGCATAATCAATAAGGGTTTCTCTTGAATTTGGGGTTGACATATTTACACCTCTTAGTTATTTAGGGGATTTTGAGGTCTAAAATTATTTTTTAGATTCTGCCACAATAACCTGAATATTTACCAACTTATTTGGGTCATAGTTTTCTATAACCACTTTTCTGGTGTTACTATTATCATGCTTACGATTGTAATTGGTAAATCCAGGCATTTGCATAGGACAATTTAGTCTGGGGTAATCTAGCTTCGAATACTCTTGCGACTCAGGCTCAAGCCATGTTCCCTTACGATCTCCACAACCACAGCCTCCGCAATAGCTTTTTGTCGGTGTAGAACTTTTTTTTAAATGTTCACACGGTTCTAATTGACCACCAATTGATTTGTCCCCAAAACAACTCAGACATCTCAATTGTTTAGTTTGGTTATCAATTTTGTTGTTTCTAAGTCCCCTTGATGCCATTGACATGGCAAAAGATTGCATCATAGACAAAGGATTTTTCATAATCTTTCGACTCTTTCTTACAATTGGTTTATTTTTTTTCGGTGTTCCACTACAATTACAATTGCACTTTTTTCTATGAAAAGACATATTATGCGAAGGTTGAACCAATTACGTCCGATGCACCAATCTGAAGTAGTCCAGAGGTCGAAGACAGTGATAAGAACAATGGTTTTATTGTTTGACCGGCACCAGTTGGTCTGTTGAAAGTGTATCCACCATCATCTGTTGGATCAAGGTAGTAGAGCTGACCTGTTGTCAGACCAACAAACTCATTATAGATTCCGCTATTTGCCACTCTAACGACGTTCCCGTTAATTGACTTAACAACACCAATAGTCTCATTTTTATGGAATGGTGTGCTGGTTATTCCAGTCGCTGCGGCATTACTGTGGGTCACACCACCAGAGGATGTTAAACAAACAAATCCACCAGTTCCGACATTTGCTGTGCTTCCTAGAGTCGTGTAGGTAAAATCAGACGATCCTGATAATACGAGATCACCCTGTAGAGTGATTCCATGGGGAACAGTGTCTGCGAGACCAAAACGAAGAAAACCTGCGGTAGCATTACTTGCAGCAGAATTACCTAGAGCAGCACTTACACCTTGTACACCAGATCCTTGTATGTCAATGTTATATACCTCAATTTTATTGAGTTTAGATATAATCTCGTCATTGGTCTTTGTAAACCAATCAAAGAATGAGGTGTTTGCATTTAGGTTTGCTATCTGAAATTCGTTGTCTTCTACGCCCATTTATTTTTCCTATACCCTTGTTATGTATTTAACTGACAATCTCTTCTCAGCGGTGTTACCACTAAGATCAAAATTGGAGTTTCCTATGTGTGTAATTGTTCCTGAAAGTGCCTTAATATCGGGATTACCCTTGGCGGTTACTTCTGCCTCGAAAAATGATGCTCCATCTTCAATAAAAACATCTGCTCCTGTTGTAAAGGCACTTATATTAGTGGTGCTAAACAATATGTCCGCTGTTGTGACACTGAGTAGGTTCCTAGCCTGGATAACACCAATGGCCTTTCCGCGTATCAGTGTGGTTTCGCCCGTTCTAACATCTATCGCAGGAGTGGTACTGAATATCTTATCTCCCACAGCAGGTTTCTTTCCTGAGGCGAAGGTTAATTGTGCATACACTAAATTTGATTTTAAATCTATTGTGTTTGGAGGAAGATCTAGACCTAGCTCTCTATTGTTTGAGCTGTTAGTCGGTTCACTAATTAAAGCATAGGAATCAAAACTAGTTGGGGTCGCTCCAGCAAAAGAACCACTACGTAATGTGCTTGATATGTCTGATTCTTTCATGATAATATTTGCCATAAATGTGTTAACTGGTATTATGGGTCCATAAAGATTTTGCTCTGTCAATAAACCATTATATGGGGTTATGAGACCGCTTAGTGCGTTTGCAAAGCCATAGTTATTATTTGTGTTTGAAACAGAAAAATCTATCTTAGTATTATCTTTACCAACCACCCGTTCAGATGATACGATATCTTTAGAAATCTTGACTCCCTTAATATACCATACGTCCTCTTTTAATTTCTTTAAATCAAACTCAACATTGGGTGCTGTTCCATCTGTTAGAACTCGAATTGATG